ATTAATTCTTCAAGCTGGTGAGGAATATAAACAAGGTCCGGTGCAACGAGTCGCTACACGAATAGCAGGTGTGGCACAGACTTTATCTCAGATACCTTTGATTCAACCATTCGCGATGGCAACGAATATAGCCTCTGAAGCGGTCGCAGGGATAGCATCTTTGTTTGGGTGGTCAAAACCTATTTTGATTGAAGGTGCGCGAGGGGTCATTCAAAGACCCTATTTAGGTTTTGCATCATCCGATGTAAGTAATGTTATGGATAAATTAGCCTTGGATCAGAAGGCAGAATTATCTGTCGATCCTCGTATAGTAAATTTATCAGGTCAGGATGAATTATCATTAAATTACTTATTGCAGAAGGAAGCGTATGTTTGCAATTCGAATTGGTTATCTTCAGACGCTGTTGGAGCTCAATTATTTGAACTTCCAGTATGGCCTTTAGTCTTCCAGAATACTGATAACACGACTCATCGGACTTGTTTATTACCACTTTTAGCTTATTTTGCTGCTTTATTTAGGTATTGGAGAGGTGATATAATTTTCCGATTTAGATTGATAGCATCTCAATACCATAGAGGGCGTATTAGAATTACTTACGAACCCAAGGGTGAAGTTGGATCTTCGGATTACTCTAATATAGCCATTACTCAGGTGGTAGATATTACTGAACAAAATGACATTGAATTTCGTGTGCCTTACACTCAAGAGTTCCCTTGGTGCAAGAGTGATTTTGATCCAGGAAACTCTTTAGGAGTAGGAACTACATTTAATAAAACAGGATCCGCTGCCCATGTTGAGGGATATACTAATGGTACTATCCGAGTGCAAGTTTTGACTACACTATCAAGTCCTCAGGCTTCTCCTTCCTGTCATATAATTGCCTTTATTAAAGGTGGTGATAACTGTGAAGTAGCAGTGCCAACAACGGACTTTGGACATTCGCATAGTCTCACACATTTGGAACTACAAGTGGGATCGGAAGGAGATATTGTATGTGGACAAAGTTTTGACAAACGTTATCTTATAAACCATGGAGAACAGATTGCCTCACTTAGACAAGTACTTAGTAGAGCGTCATTATCTGAGGTATATAACTATTGGAACT